ATTCAGACTCCGCAGGCCTACATATCAGCTCAAAAAGCGAATACACATCAAAACGTGCACCATCAACCAGCAAATCAGGACCAGTAGACCGTTTACAGTACACCACAGGGTCACCGTCCACACCATCAGCCAGAACAGCCTCAACACGACGCGACAAAGACATAGCCCTATCCGGAGTATCCGAAAACACGTTCACCCGCAAAAACACCTGCTCGCGAACATGCAACTGTGGGCCACCATCAAGAGCCAACCAAATCAAGTCACCGCTGAAATCGTCAGGCACCGTCCCTGTACACGGTACCCCAGACAGCCAGCCATCATCCGCCAACACACGTTTAGCCCACTTCCTGGGGTCATCGTAGACGATCACGACGCAGCCCCAATCGACCGGGCCAACGTGCCATGCTTCGCCTCAATCCTTTTACCACCCTTATATGTGGTGCCAATCCTCGCCACAGCCTCAACACGGTGAACCTGCACCTCTGACGACAAACCATTACGGTATTGGGCCTTATCGAAAGCGTTACCGCCCACATTCGCCGAAGCCGCATGCTTGACACGCTCGCCACGCTCAGCCAACATAGCCTGCACCCCAGAAGACTTCAACACTTCACGAATACCCGGCAAGTTCAGCTTCACATTCACATCCTGAGCCACTACCCATCAGCCCTTCTTACGCTTCACATTAATCTGCGTGCCCGCATCCCAGCCAGACATCGGATGATGCCACACCACAGGAGACCCGTCAGCCTCCCACACCACACCCCGAATACGCCACCTACAACGATAACCGGCACCCACAACAGGCTGCTTGAACAGCATCGACCAATGCTCATAATCCGAGTCACGGCCTGCCGCCTCATCCTCCTGCGAAACGGAAGCATAGATGGCCACGTTATGGTACACGGTTTCTACAGGATGCCCCCAATCCTCAACCTTGTCACCAAGATCATCGACACGAACAGTCGGTTGAAGCATCACAACCGTTTCACCGTAAGGAAAACTGGTCATATCATATCTCCCACAAAGGGCCAGCGTAGCCGTTAATATTCGACCCGCACGAGCAACCCTCACCCCACACCGTGGAACACACATCAGAATGTGCACATCCACCACGGATAGTCGGGGTGATAGTGAACGCTTTACCAGCCCCACCATCACCCTCACACAGCTTCTTCAACGCAGCAATCTCAGAAGGCCACAACAAATTCGTGGGAGTATTAGACCGTGTAGTCTGAGCAAACGGACCCGCAGACTCATACTGTACCTGACCCGAAACGCCAGTATCATTCCAGCGCAACAAAGCCCTGCGCAGAATAGCCTTAGCGGCATCCCTATATTTGAAATCAGGTTTAGCTATACAGGGGGCGACACTGACAGCCACAGCCTCCACATCGGCGATCATCGCCTCAAGCTTCCCCTCAGGAATATCGGCGAAAGGCTCAATATCCTCAGGCTTCAAAATGATACCCATCAACACCACCCCCTGCACATTGACACATCACCGCAACAAATGAATCAGTTCCCGGCCGGCGGATTAGGCTTAGGGGCAGCCTTCTCCTTCACAACAGCAAACGAATCAAGCGACTCGATAGCCACATACAGCACAGCCTCGGCGCGAACCATAACCTCATTATGGCCCTTCAGGTCACGCCCAGTCTGATCCGGATCGCCATACTCGATCAGTTCGATCGGGAAGTTACGCTGGAAACCCCAATGAACACGAGAGAAATCACCAACAATAGCCTTAACACCAGAGGCAGGCGACATCTCCGGGGCACCCGAAACAGTCGAAGAAGCACCAACATTCAGGCCGCGCCAATTATCCAAACCGGCAAACCCGGCGGCAGGATACATAGGCTGGCCGGCAAGCGGAGACCCCTTCGGATACACCTCAGTAGACAGGGCAAACGAGAACGCCGGATCCAAAGCAACACCGTTAGGAATCTGCAAACCGGCCCCAGCGATAAGACCGACAGCCTTAACACGATCAGCCGTAGCGGAATCGGTTGCATCAACCGTCTTCGACGTCTTATCCAGCGACACCTTGACAGCAGCAGCCGCTTTACCAGTGGCAGGATCAATACCGTGGAAAGCAATCAGATCCACGGCGCGACCAATCGAAGCACCAAGAGCAGGGGAAATCAGATCCTGCAAAACACCCAGACGGTAATCCGCGTCAGCCCACATAAACTCGTCGCTTACGCGCTGCTGAGTCACAACCTTGATAGGCTGCGCAGTAAACGCCGAAACATCAACAGACGCGGAAGGCTTAACCTCACCCTCACCAACAATCTTGGCGCGAGGAACACCACTAAACACGGCACCCTTCACCGGGCCGAAAATAGTCGGCTGCTCCGGCGAAAGCTTCGCCAAAACACCAGAATCGATAGCACGGTCACGAACCGCACCAATCATAGAACCAGGAAGCTCAAGCTTCCCTGCAGAAAGAAAATCGTCAGCCATCACAAATCATCTCCTAGAATTATTGACAAGAGCATCCACAAACGCGACACCCTCACGTCGTTTAACATCATCAACGGGGGCACTCCCCGCAAGACGGCGCACACCCGCGCCACCACTGCTATGGTCGATCAAACCCTTCAAAGCCTTAGCAGACTCCACTAGTGCTTCACGATCGCTACCGTGCAAGAAAGCGATCGCATCACCCGACAGGCCACACTCGGCAGCCACCTCGCGCTTCACACCCTCAAGAACAAACCCATTGATCCTGTCTTCAAGTTCCTCATTCTTGCGGCGAAGATCATCAATCACAGACCCCGAATCACCATCCGAGGCGCGAAGCTTCTCCAACTCGGCGAAATTACTTTTAGCACGAGACTCCCACTTACGGGCCTCAGCCTTCCAATCCGTGCCAGACGGCCCAGCATCCGCATCCTTCACGGAAACATCACCGGCATGATCATCGCCGGCAGCCTGCCCATCCTTCATAACATCAATAACGTCTCCACCCTTTCCGGGCTCCACAACATCATTGTCAACATTCTGTTCTTCAACGTTTTGATCGGCCATAGCCTAACCCTACACTCCTTGCGGAAAACAACACTAACTTGCTGACCCCCATGCGGAAGACAACCCGTACACCGATAACCGGCGGCGCACAACCGGAAACCATCATCTCATGTCGCCAACGGTACGCATAGCCTTCAAAATATTGCCAGGCGACTGCTGCAACCCATGATCATCAACCCACTCACGGGCCTTCTCATATATCCTCTGATACTCGGCATCAGCCCTATTTGGTTCCCAAGGGCCAACAACCTCAACCACCGTACAACCACAATGATCATGATACTTCGAACCAAAAGGGCGCTTACCACCACGCTTATGACGCCGCGTATGACCAGTAGTAAGCGCCCTTTCCTTAGTCGTATAATCCGACCTCGTAGCCAACATGGCACAAAACGCGCACGGATCACCATCAGTCACCCGACGCCACGACCTACCCTGCGCGCCAGCAGACCACTCAACCGTGTCACGGCCAGCATTCAACACGGCACGATTAAACCCGACCGCCATATCATCAATAGTATCGTGGGCTTTATCCGGGTCACTCTTAAGAATCTTCGTGGTCGAAATAGACCGAGCCAACGCGGCGGCAGCATCAAACTCGTCATACACGATCAAACCCGGATCCACACCATTCAACCGGCGAAAATCCTGCACAAACCTGGCAGCCAACGATGCCGAACCATCATGGCCGGCACGCTCCAACTCCACACACAAACGCACATACTGCGCATCTGTCATCTTCCCGGAATGCCACAAACGACCAAGCTCGGCATAATAGCCCGCATACTTCCCAGCAAACCTGACCGCCTCACGCTGATACCCGGTAGCAGCCAACCTCGACGCAACACCCGAAGCCATCGCCTATCAAACCTCGTTAGTTTGACGCGATATAGCGCCAGCCAGTGCCGCCAACGGATCCGAAGATTCGGCACGATGACGCATCACAGCCTCAACCTGCACATCATCAAGCCCCAACATCTCCAACACCGTCCGAGAATCCGCGGGCAAAATACCGGCACCAACAAGCTTCGTCACAGCATCAGCCGTAGCCGCCCGAGTCGGGGTTGAAGCATCACGCCAACGCAAACCCACATCACCAAAAAACGCGGCCTCATCAACACTCGAATCAAGCGCCCTGGCAGCCAGGAAACCGACCGACAGCCACCCCTGACCAAACGACGTCTGCCTGCGTTCAGCACGCTTCACAAGCCGAGACTCCTCGGCAGCCAAAGCCTCACCCGAAGGCGGGTTAGACGTGATAAACCCGAAATAGCGTTCCGGAACCGCCGCCTCACCCGCAGTCAACTGCGCCAACAACCTCATCTGATCACTATACGGGGTAGGACTATTAACAGGAAACGACCCCACATTCGGGGTGTCACCGTCATCATCCTTATCCACAGCCCACACAGAAGCCATCGACAACACCCAGCCAGGCTGCGAAAACTCATCCGCGCTCACACCCGTAACCCACCTTTGCGGGTAGGCGTAAAAATCGCGGTTAACCGACTGGCCAAGCAATGTACGAACCGCTTCATCCGTGTAAGCCCTGATCGAGCGGGTAATCTCCGAACGGCCATCAATCCTAGAAGTACGGCGACGATTCACAACAGGCACCAACGGAACCGCACCCAACACATTCTCGATACGGCCCGTCTCAACCCACTCACGCGAACCCCGCCGCTCAACCTGAACAATCACATCAGGCAACAAAAGCTCAGCCTCAACAACCTCAGGATCACACGTCTGCTGCACCACAAGGCCAGCATCCAAACGAGACCCGTCAGCCGAAAACCGGCCAGTACAATTCTTCGGTGACTGCGGACGAACAGAAACAGTGCCATCACCACCAGGAATGATAGCCACAAACGACAACCCAAAAATCAGCGCATCAAGGTGGACGTCGCATGACGCGGTTGATAGCCGATTCGCAGCATAAACACCATCCAAACCGTAGCCGTCACCATTAGTCCAGCCAAGCCAATCCAGACGCTCCTCCAAAGCATCCACAGCAATACCCGGCCACGACACCACCGTTTGCACACGCTGCAACTCCGGAGGAATAGCCACACCAAGGTCACGCACCCGGGCAGAACCCTCATAGTAGCCCTCAATGCGACAATGCCACGAAGACAACCTTTGAATACGATCAAACATGCCCTCAATCAGAGCCAACTCATCCGAGTTCATACCACAGACACCCGCTTCCTACCAGACCGTTCACGCCGCCTAGCCTTCGCCATCTTCGCACCAAGATACGCCAAAGACACAGCCTCCAAAGGAACCTCAGAACCATCCTTAAACGAGGAACCCCAACCCCACGCAGAACCCTTCTTCTTCTGCACAGCCGACCTCACAGCAATATCCAACATGTCACGGCGAGCATCAACACGAGGATGAGACACAACACCCGAACGAACACCCTCCAAAAACGCCTGACACGCCTCCACATACACCCCAGTATCGGCAACCACCACGCCACGGCCCGGAACACCACGATCCGTCAACGCCTTCTGCAACAACACCGCACCAGACCCGGCAACCATGATCCGGTCAGTATCACCCCAACGAACCGCCAACCAGTCAGCCAACCGACCCACACCATCAACAATCGTTCCCGACAGCCCATCAATAACCTCAACATGAACCCCAGCATCAGTCTTGCCGGCACCAGCCAAAGCAACCCGATCCCCAGAACGAGAAAACGAGACACCAAACACTTTCCCGCCAACCAGACTCGCCTCATCCACCGCAGACTGAGCCCACTTATCCGCCGGAATCACCGACGTAGCAGACTGGCCACGATCCCACCAGCCAAGCCGCTCCCGAGCAAAACCGGCAGCAGACATCGACTCATGCTCATCCGACACAGTCCCAAAATTCAGGCGACGACCCAAGGCTGGATTAGTATTCCCAGCCAACTTCCGCCACTGCCGCGACACATCATCCGGATCAGACTCGTCAGGAATCGAAAACTCCGTCCACGCAAACCTTTTACCACCCGACAAAGCCTGCCCGCGCAAACGCAACACAACCGAACCATCCGCTAGCGGCCCAGGCGGCGTACCCAAAAAAATCTGCTGAGGATCACCAGACGGGGCAGCGCTCACGGTAGGAAGCAAAGCCTCCAACTGCTCATCCGACAACTCCTGAGCCTCATCACACACCAAATCATCAACCGTAAAACCGCGAGCAGAACCCCGAGAACGGGCCACAAACTCCACCGAACCCCAACCCGGACAACCACACTTACGCTCAAACGTGGCACAATCCGGATGATGCAACACAATAGCCTCCTGACCATTCGTCGCACGAATCGACTTCACCATACGATACAAGTCAGGAAACTGCCGCTCATTCTCAAAAAACGACCTCAACCGCATAAACGCCTTACGAGCCGACTTCAACTCGTGAGCCGTATGCAAAATACGACGACCCTGAATAGTCGCCTTAAACAACTCCACAATCTCCAAAATAGCATTCTTGCCATTCTGCCGCGGAACAAACACCCCACACACACCCGAAGCAAGCCTGCCATTACCACCCACAGCAAGCCAATCATCCAACACCTGCTGCTGCCACGGATCAGGCGTCAATCCATACGCACGACCAAGCTCACCCGCATCACCGCCAGCAGTCACCGAATACGCCGCAGCCACCCGATGACGAGGAACCTGAGACCCAACAACACCAGACACCTACTCAGGCCCCCCTACGCTTCCTATACCGGTCAATCATCGCCACCGCAGAACCCCCACCACGGCCACCAGACACCACATCAACCGAATACCTATCCAACATGCCCATAAACGCCTTCACGTGAGCACGAAGCGAAGCCACCAAATCAGCACGCCCCTCACGCCACACACAATCATGAATCACCGCAGCATCCATGAGAAACAGCCACTCCTCATCCGACACCAACCCGGCACGCGAATCCTCACCCCACACACGCCACCACCGACGCGTCTCCCCACACCACTCACGACTATCAGGAAGCTCAGGCTGCACAACACTCACCACCAACACAAAAAGTCGACAAACAGACAAAACCACAAAAGGGAGG